GCCCAGCACCCCGAGAAATACTTCGAGTTCCTGGTCAGGCTCCAGCCTAGAGAGATCATAGCCGATGTGACTACCTCCCACCAGCCGACGATAACGGCGCCGCCGGCGCCCCCGCAAGACTTGAAAGAATGGATAGATCGGCGGGACGAGATCGTCGAGGCGCTGCCGCAGGAGGCGGGCGTGGATGCGCTGCTGGCGGAGACGACCCGCCTTGAGCCTTGAGAAGATAGTAACTTGGCGGCCTCAGCTCGGCCCCCAGGCTATCGCCATCGACGCCCGCTATACGATAGACGAGCTCTTCCTGGGCGGCGGCAGAGGCGGTGGGAAAAGTGATTTCCTGCTCGGGGACTACCTGGCCGATGTAGAGCAGGGCGCCCGGTGGCAGGGCATCCTGTTTCGGCGGACCTACCCGGAGCTGGACGAGTTGATACGGCGCAGCTACGTGCTATACCGCGGCGCCGAGTATAAGGTGGGCAAACATGAGTGGCGCTTTCCCAATGGGGCTACGCTCAAGTTCCGCCACATAGATTCGGTCCACGACGCGGCCCACTACCAGGGTCATGCGTATCAGTGGATAGGGTGGGACGAGCTGACCAACTGGCCCACGTTGGAGCCCTACGACCTCCTGAAGGCCACGCTCCGGTCAGCCCACAACGTCAAGGGCTTGAGGATCCGCAGCACCGGCAACCCCGGTGGCCCTGGGCACTCGGTGGTCAAGCAGCGGTTCGTAGATGTGGCGGCCCCGATGGCGCCCTACATAGACCCGCTGACGGGGATGAGCCGGGTCTACATACCGGCGCGGATCTGGGACAACAAGAAGCTGCTCGAGGCCGATCCGAGGTATATCGAGCGGCTCAAGGCGGTAGGCGATGACGCGCTGGTAAGAGCCTGGCTACACGCCGATTGGGACGCCCTCGTAGGATCCTTCTTCGCGGTTAAGCGCGAGGAGGTGATGGTCGAGCCCTTCGACATACCGCCCGATTGGCAGTTGTTCGGCGGCATGGACTACGGGGAGACCAACCCCACGGCTTTCTGGCTGGCGGCCATCGACTACGACGATACGGTCCATATGGTCTCGACGTATCACCAGGCGGATCGCTCGGCGTCACAACACGCCGAGGGGATCCTCGAGACCATCGACAACTGTCCCTTTACGAGGGGGCGGCGGCCCGCGTCGATCTACTGCGACCCGTCGATGTTCGTCAAGCGGCGCCTGACGCCGATCAACGAACATTCGCCGGCGGATGTCTTCGCGGATGTGGGGTTGCACCTGACGCCTGCGAATAACGACAGGGTCGCCGGCTGGCGGGTCTGCCGGGATGCGCTGCACCACCAGCGCTTTAAGACGTTCCGCGGCTGGACCGAGCCCTGGTGGCAGGCGGTGCCGGCGCTGCCGCGAGACCGCAACAATGCGGAGGACGTGGATACTCATAGCGATGACCATATGGGCGATGCTTGGCGCTACGGCATGGTTCATATATATAAGCCTTACCGAGTCGAGAAACCCCAACTGGCGGGTACTGGCCAGGAACTGATTAATGAGATGGCGGCGATGGTCCGAGGGGGTCAGGGCCGCTATAACGGAGGCAACGGACAATGAAAGCGTTCAACGGCACACCCCATAGCAACGGCGGCCAGATCAAGACCAGCAGCGCGGTCAAGGACACGCCCAACAGCAAGCGCAAGGGCCCGGCGGCTACCATCGGTGGCGGCAAGCGAGGGGGCGGCAAGAAGAAATAGCATATGGCTTCCCAACGCCAGGTAGACTTTTGGGAGGGCGAGATCGAGACGTGCCGCAAGTACATGGCGAAGCGGCACAAGGTCTGGCGGCGCCTCCTCGAGCAATACCGGATGAACTACGATATACCCGGCCTACCGGATGAGCGGGTTATCAAGATCAGCCGGTTCTATACGCTGGTGCGTCAGATCCTGGCGTCGGTCTCATTCAGTTACCCGCGGGTATGGCTGAAGGTCGAGAACGAGAGCTATGAGCGCCAGGCGGAGCTGCTGGAGCGGGCGGCCAATGCGGCGCTCGAGCTGATGAGTGCTAAGGACGAGATACGGCAGGCCACCTTCGACACGCTCTTCTGCGGGGTCGGGTGGCTCAAGGTAGGGTATAACCCTGCCGGCGACGACGCTATCGACCCGGCGTATGTGGCTAACGATACGATGCGGGACGACTTCCCCTATTGCCACCGGGTCGATCCGGTCAACATCTGCTTGGATCCGCTGACGCCGCCGCACCGCCTCGGCCATGCCCGATATATCATAGAGCAGATGTATGTGCCATACGAGTTCGTCAAGCGCGACGAGCGCTATGTCAACCGGCGCCAGATCAAGCCAATCTCTAAGGACGCCCAGGAGGCGGACGGCTTCATGGCGGGCTACGGCGAGGTCGATCTGCACGATGACCAGAAGAGCGCCGTGCGCGAGAGCAAGCAGGCGGGGGAGATGGTCCTCCTCTACGAGGTCCATGACCGGGTCCATCGCCGCCGGCTGACCTTTGCCGATGGGGTGCGCGATCCTATCGAGGATATCGACCACCCCATGTTGGAGCAGGAGCCGGTGATGGTGACGGATCCGCTTACGGGCGAGAATCTGCTTTCGGGCGAGTTCGAGCCTACGGGCGGCTACCTCTGTGACAGTGGGTTCCCCTATTTCGCACTGCGGTTCGACTTGGAGGCCGATACCTTCTGGCCGCTGCCGCCGCTGGCGTATGTCGAGGATACCCAGAACCTCCAGGTCGAGAGCATCTCGCGGCGAGCCGACAGCTTGAAGCGGTTCCAGCGTATTGTCTTGGGGAGCCGGCGGGAGCGGGAGGCCAACACCAACCTGGCCGATACGCTCGAGAACGCTACCGATGGCGAGATCGTCTGGGTGGACGATGTGCAGACCAGTTTCAAGGAGCTTCCTTTTGGGAGCCTGCCCCCGGACCAGCTCGGCCTCGAGGCGGATGCGCGGTTTATAGAGGAGCAGTCGCTTCAGGTCTCTCAGATGGCGATGGGGGGCGGTCCCAAGCGGACGGCTACCGAGGCTTCGCTGATCGCTTCCTACGGGCAGCTCAACCGGGAGTGGATGCAGCAGTCGGTGGCGGACGCCTATAGCTGGATCGTGCGTAGCGCCTTTCGGATGATGGCCGACGAGCGCTATCACCCGGAGGAGTTCGTGCTGAACGTGGCGGAGGAGGGCCAGGAGCCGATCTACGAAGCGATTATGAGTGATGTGTTTCGGACGGATTTCAAGGTGAGCGTCGAGGCGGGCTCTATGGCGCCGCTGGTCGAGCAGCTCGAGCGGGACGATGCCTTGCAGTTGTTTAACAACCTGATACAGTTGCCCGAGATAGACCGCTACCAGGCTATCAATACGCTCTTGAAGGCGCACCGGGTCAAGGATCCCGATAAGTTGTTCAAGGACTCGATGGATGCGGACGCTACGAAGGCGGCGCAGTTGGAGAACGTGGCTTACTTGCAGACGGGCGGCGATCCCGGCGTGGTTGAGGGCGAGGACCACCAGGTTCATGTAGAGGTACACGGCCAGCTCCTCAATCAGCTTATGCAGCAGATGGGGCAGGTGCAGCAGATGCCCGCGGTGGCGCCTATGCCGGGTGCCCCGGTGGCGCCGCAGCTACAGCAGCAGCAGCAGCTTCAGTTGGGCATCAACGCTACGCAAGCCCACATACAGGTGCATCAGCAGTGGATGGCGCAGGAGGCCCAGGCGATGGGTAGGGCGGCACCGCCGCCGCCGGGACCACCGGGGGGTGGAGGCACCGGCATACAGGGCGTGGTCCAGAGCAATGCCCAGCGGATAAGTGAACAGGTGAGCGCCCAGGCGGGCGAGGAGGCGCAGCGCGGATAGCCTTATGGCTACGAACCAGCCTGTCTATGATTTTACGGGTCGCCAAGATCCCGGTAAGAACCGGCGTCTACTGCAATTATTGATGGCCCAGCACCAGGCCGAGGCTATCCCGGCTTCGACGCGCCGCGATCCGGTTGCGCGGATGCCCGGATGGCTCGAGGAATGGCAGCAGCGCTATCCCTACCAGCCGGGGCGCCCTGAAATGGGGTTCGACCCCGAGGCGGCCCAGGCTAATATCCTGCCGGGGCTGATCGAGCGGGGCATGGATGTGAAGGGGATGGTGGAGGCGCCGGTAGAGACGGGCGTAGGGCTGGCCGAGTTGGCTAAGGGAGCATTGCAGGTGGCGGGGGCGGCGCCGGCAATAGCTATGGGGGGTAGGAGTACGCAGGAGGCGGCCAGGCGGCGCCTGTCGGACAACCCGGTGGCGCTGATGCTACAGGGTGGGATACGGGAGTTGCGGGATTTGGTGGGCGAGAAGGGCGTCCTGGGGGCGCTGGCGAGTATGGGTAATAGGCCGGTGGATGTGGCGGAGATGATGTTGGGTGTTGTTCCTGGGGGGGCGGTGCCGAAGGCGGCGAAGGCGGCGAAGGCGGCGAAGGCGGCGGTGACGC